AACACTTTGTATCTCCCGCAAGGACCTTTCGGTCCCTCCTCCTCCGATTAAAACGGGGAGGCCCACCTCAGCTTGATGTAGACGGCTTGAGGACGTCCTGAACGTTCCAAGTGCTCCTCGTCAGGCACGGGATTTATCAGTCCGAATCGGTTGTAAGTCGATTCGGGTTCTGATTCCTCACGAGCCCTATCAAGGAAGAACTTGAGCAGGGCACCCTCCCCATCCAGGGTATTCCTGGGTAGGGGGGCGTGTACCACATAACCCTTAACCAGAGGGCTGTGGTAGTTAGGGTGTTCCTTCTGGGTTTCGTACCCTAGAACACTCCAACGTCCCAGCACGGGACTGGACGGAGAGACCGTCGGAAAATACTTAAGTACTTTCCGTATCTCTTGGTCCAACCATTTCACAGTTTGCCAGTAACCAGCATAGTACAGCTGGTTACGTAGGCTAACAAGTGAAATAACTCCCGTAACGTCAGTCCGTTGTGTAGGGAATAAGTGTCTGACTCGGACTACTGAAACGTCCTCGCCAGCATAATACTCCTTACCACAAGACTCTCTGAACTTACCAGTCCAGAAAGACTTGCGAACATTCACCTTTGCACCGAAGTGCTCAAGTGAGGCTACAACGGATTGCACATATTCTACAGGGACGATAATATCGTCACCGTAGATGCGCACCCGCCCCCGGAATTGTTTTACAATCCGGGGAGAGAGCGATGTGCTGAGCTCTCGCTCAATCCCTATGAATACCATAGTAAGGAATACCATGGCTTCAGTCGGGAAGCAGAGAGCTGAACCCATAGACGCAAACTTGGCCAATGGAATGACTCCATGACCAGGCACACGAGCCTGTGTAGAGCGAGTTGCTTCGAAGGCCTTACGCAAATGAGGCCAACGATGCAACATGCTCATGACAAGCTCATTCGAGACACGATCGGATGCTTCACTCAGATCGAGTGTAGCGTGGTTTCCAGTACGGGAACCATCTTCGGCCAGGAGCTGGTTAGGCGCCTGATCGTCGAATCCAAGAAAGGAGCGCAGATTTGCATCTCTGCGTATCCCTCCAAGAACCGTCGCGAGAACCGCCTGCTGTGCATATTGCATTGCAGTAGGTTCAATAGCGATGATTCGAGGTGTCTTGAGCGTTTTAGGAACCGAAACAACCTTTACGGGAATTTCGGAACCGGGTTCGAGGATGTCAACCTCGTCCAATTGGTCATAATACTTCCAATTGGGAAGGAGAAATTCCCCAGCGGGGAAGATCTCTTCGAGTCGAGAGGTCCAAGTGCGCTGATTAAACTTCTGGTTTCCCAAAAGTCGATCAGCAGTAACACCGGGACCATGCTTTGGGATAGCCTTTCCCAGATAGATCTCATGATCCATCCAGGTGAAGGCTCGTCCAAATAGCATTGATGATACGCGGTTAAAGGTCTCTAAATCAATAGGACCTAACCGTGCATCAGTTTCTCGGACATCCTTCTCACACTCGACGAACTCCAGCATAGCTTTGGCCGTACGGCTATCGCTAGCTTTAAGACCAATCTTGCCAAACATCAGCGTAAGCTGACGTATGGCACGAATTGCGTCTATGCTGGGTGAATCGAGCAGCACACCACTGTGGCGATCAAACACAAGATCCAGGTAACCTCTCAGAAAGTGAGGGGACACCTGTCCCGGACGGGACCTAAATCCCGTACGAGAATGTAGATCAACCTGACCCTGGTCAAGCCATCTTTCGAAGGCTTTGCCGAAGTCAGGAAGGGTTATCGTAAAGAACGATATACCTTCGTGCTTTGATCGCTCCGTGACGGTTTTAACGTCACGGGTGGCGCTAGTGCACAATAGGATAGCTGATTCCTCAGCTATCCTCCTCCAGAGTGATACTAGGCTTTTCAGAAGCCCTCCTTAAATAGAGGTGTGTTTCTCCTAGGCCTATAGCAACACTCAAATGGGTGTCTCTAATCGTAAAGAAAAGAGACAGGGACCATTTACCTGAGGACCACTTTACAAACCGTCTAAACACCCAGATAGCTCCGGGTATTAGTGGTAAGTAAAGTAGGAGCTCAGCTCTCACCGCCAAGAAGCTTGTCGATGAGGGCATGCGAAGAAGCAGTGTACAACGAGTTAAATCCCGTGTACACAGCCTTTGCCTCTGCAGCCGAGTATCCGACAACAGGAACATCGAAGACGATGTAATTACTCATCGAAACCTTCGAGTTCTGAGCCGGAATAAACGGATCAGAGGTGATCTTCGAATGGTCGATCCGAAGAACGCGACGAATACGACGCCCGTAGGCGTTATTCGCAGCGAGCTTCACAAGTCCATCAGGACTAAGGTACTCGGCGCCGTTGTTCCCGCTGTTCACACGGGGCAACGAAATCGAAGTACCCGAGATCGTGATAGACTGAGGATCGGAGAATGCCATAGAACTCACTCCTTAACGCCAGACGAATGTCTGACTTGTGGTTTTCACGCTGATACATCATCAGCACTTCAGCGACGGGATATACCCAACGCTGCAAGTATGGAGCCTTGGAACGGTGACAAGCCGTCCCAACTAACTCCAAAACCATAGGGGTTTGCTCCCCTTCTCTGCTTCGTCTCTGTGATGACGCGGAGAGGGGACCCGAGCATCTTCTTCGCTGTTGGCGAGGAAGGCTGCACGAGGGTATAGGTATCTGTCGTGATGGTATGTTCCATCACGTACCCATAACGCATAACCAGGCCGTATAGTCCTCGATCGGTGAGGTTTGAAATAACATCACCTGTATTCGAGAACCAATCTACGGCCCAGCTCCAGGGTGCTAAGTTCCAGAGAGTATCTGGATCGAGCGATAGTCCCGTAAGTTTACGGGCTTCCAGAGCATAACGAACCATCTTCGACCGGTAGTCGTTGCCGGACGGCAGATGATAAGTGAATGCTCCGGAAAACCATGCTCGACGTACCGTCTCACGGGTACGAGTTAGCACACCTCGGTTCTCAGGTCCATCAATTACTGATGTGGCAAGATCATTCCCATACCAAATGGGAGAGTTCGTGCCCAGAATTGATGTACTTGATTCCCGCTGAATAGGGAAGTTGTAACGTCGCCTGACGTTCCTCCCAGAATCACGTTCAAACTGTTCAAGAACAGAATGACCGTGAGACACGACATTAGCAAAGTTCCTAATGTCATTTAAGAGAGGACGCCATCCGAATTGTACATTTAAGTACTCTGAGCCTGCACTACGTGCGTGCTCAGTTCGGCGTTTCCATGTTTGAGACCCAGGAAGATGAGGTAAACCCTCATTCCTGAGCTCGCCCAAGAAAACGGCTGCGTCAGCAACTGAGTTGGTGGGCTTACTCCTAGCTACTGCTGTTGCACCCTGTTGCTCCAGCGTCGATTTACTCGACGATAGATCATGAGGGTACGAAACAGTACTAGGATTAATAGCGAAAGCTGAACCATCGTAAACATAACGAGAACCGAATAAGTTCGGGTAACCGTCAATGTCGACGACAATATGATTAGCGCTCCCTGAAGAGGGCGCAACATATTGCTTTTGAGTCCAGAAATCGCCACCAATATCCGAAAGATGTCGCTTATCGCGAGATCTAAATGGATGCCCTTCCGATACAGTAATCTGTATCCCATCACGTTCAAAGGATTCACGTCGTTCCCTTTTCCTTTCACCGGAAAAGAGGACCTCGTAAGTAATGATACGTCCTCCCCCGAGGGGGGAGTGTATAACACGACTTCGAGTTGTGGATCCATCCGCGATGGCAATTCAGCTCCTATGGTTGCATTTTCTAGTCTCTCGACTAGAGGTGATTGATGCACTGCGTGTGGCCCCCTCTCGG